GCTAAATAGTTGTAGCTTATCACCAATTCCGACAAAGACGTGTTCAAGAGTTCTGCTTAAAGTCTTGAAGGATTCAGCCATCTTGAGAGGCGCTTCTTTTATCTCTTGCTCACGAGACTTTCTCTTCTCCATTTGCTTCTGGAGATCACGCTCGCCTTGGAATCGATTTTTCTGGGAGAAGACTAATCTTGCTGTAGAGGCATCTAAACCTGTTTGTGATTGGATTAGGGACAACTCTTGACGAGTCATATTTTCTGCAGATTTTCCAGCTGCAAAGAAAGCGTCCCGAAGCATCTGGACTCTCTCTACTGGGTTTTCTGCGTTCATCATCTTAACAGCGTCAACGTTTACGCCGAAAGCCTGCGATAGTTTTGCCACATTGGTGGCTGCAGCTTCAAAGTCGTCAAACCGATCTATAACGCCTACTAGCTGTTCGATGTCAGTGCCAAGCTTTCTGGCAAAGGTGGAGGCTGCAGCCATCTCATGAACAGATAGGTTTCCAAACCTGCCCATATCTGCCATCATCATAGAGATATCACGGGATATGAAGTTGGCAGTTATGCCGAAGCGCTCGCCAAATTCGTTTCCTTTTGCAATGATCATGCCAATTGCCTTGACAGGATCACCTCCCAGGGCTTTAACGTTCTGGACTATCCCTTGTGTCTGTTTTTCTGTTGCAAATCCGGCTTTTTGAAAAGTTCCTAGAGCTACTGCTGCTTTAGTTCCAAATTCTCCTAGCACATTGTCGGCTACTGAACCTAGCATACTAAGTGATTTATTTAAGAATCTAGCCCGTTCTGCTGCGCCTTTGATACCCACACCAAAGAAGTTGGTTGTGATTCCTAGACCCCTGAGATCTCTTCCCAAAGTCCTTCTCATGGTAACAGCAGCTCGGCCGGCACCTTGTGATAGAGTGCCTAAAGACGAGCGTATATTGTTGTTAATTCTAACAAAGGGCTCAACAAATCTTCGCTCGTATTGCTTTGTTAATCCAATTGCAAAGCGCTCAGTCTCACCAATCACTCCGCCTGCAAGCTGGCTCATAGTTCCGACGACTTTAGCAAACTTGGAAGGAATACCGCCTAGCTGGTCTCCTACTCCATTCGCCATCGTAGCAGTTGCATTTGCAAGAAGCTCCATCCCTTGACCCAGGCCACGCTGAGTATTATTAAACAGGCCGTCTATGCCTGAGTAAACATCTCGCAGGACCCCCATCGATTGTTTTGCAACGCCAGATCGGAATTTAGTCAAGTTGGATGAACTTCTGGACAGAATACTTTGTGCAGATCCCTCAGCCTTGTCAATCGTAGCCATCATGGATTGAATTTGAGCTTCAGACTTACCTAAGCCCGATAGCTGTGATGCCGCGGTGGTCTTGGCGCCGGCCGCTATCTGGTCATAAGATCTTGCAGTCTTCCTTACAGATTCTTCAAACTGCTTAGCAATATCAAGTTGATCCTGGGTTATGGGACCCTGATTATCAGCCATTTAAAATCCCTATAAAGGCAAGGAAAATCCAAAGTTTTTTCGGAATCTTCCCTGGAGAATCTTTCTCTGTTCTAATAAGTCTTTGCCTGAATTGGCACTTGATTCAGAGATAAGTGTCATCTTTAAGTGATGACTCCTGCACTCTTCAATTACTTTTCTCTGTTGTGCTGAAAACTTTATCGAAAATGGTGCCTGGAAATTTAAAATTTCGCAGATCACGGCTTGCATTACCAGATCTTGAAAATTAGTTTTCTCATTCATTCAGAGACTCCCTATAGAATATATATGTGCTCTATGTAAATCGTCTCATTCTACTTGGAGTTTCACCTCTGGCAAAGTTTTGCAGCTTTCTGACATCTGATTGATTGTGATGCGCTGCTCGGCTGTTTGCCTGATCACCTGACTCTTGTGCTTTCTTAAACTCTTTGTTTATGCGATCAATAAACCAGACACGATAGGCGATGGGCAGCTTATAGCACTCACTGTATGAAAACCCGCCATAATACATGAGCAAAAAAGCGTGCTCTAAAAATATTTCTCGATCAGTCGGTGTCAGGCCAAAAAAACGATGGGCCAATTGGAAGGCCCACCTCCTGACTATGCCCACAAGAAGGGCACTCAAAAGGACCGCGCATTTCAATACCGGGTTCAGACCTATCCATGTGGCGACGCAAAGCCAGAGAATCTCTGGCAGGCATGTGCCTAATGAACCTGTTGATGTTGTTTTTGTTGTCATCACCATCAATTGCAATGATAGAGTGTTGCAGGCGGCTAGTTATGTTATTCTCGACGGCAAAGCCCTGCTTTTTCATGCGATCATTGATGACTGCGATCTCCATCTCGTCTTCTCCTGTCAAGAACTTGAATACTACAGATTTCCCTGACATAGGCAGCTTGAACTGGAAGCGATTTTGACCTGGAGCTTCTGGCTCAATTTCGAGTGACTTAATAGGAAGGTCAGCAAGATTAAATTCTGGCTTAGAGGAAATATCGCATGAAGGACAATCCATATTTAAGATATACTCAGGTCCATAACCTGTGATCCTCAATGCAATCATTAGTGCATTCCTGTCACCGGAAAAAAGAGTATCCGGATCTATGCTCTTGTCAGTAAGACATGACCTAATTAAGTGTGTGATCACGGTCCCCTTCTTAATTAAGGCACGAGAGGTTAAGATATCCTCTTCTCGAGCCGTCATTCCCCTAACGTCAACTGTGTCACAATTGTAAAGAGGATGATCGGTCGGGTAGGCTTTGCCTCCAGAAGGTAGCGGAACTGTCTCAACAGGAATATCAAACCCAAGATCTTCTTGCATTCTTTCGGGTGTTGGTCGCACTGACTCTTGGTAATTAAAAATTTCATTTCTGCTAGTATCTTCGGACATAAAGCCCTCCTATTATTTTAATTGTACGGGAGTTATTGATGCAAGTAAACATCTGAGCGCAAATATTGCAGCTATAATATAAGTATCATCTTGCAGAAAACACAAAAAAACCTCCGCAAGGGAGGTTTTTTCGATAAAGGTTGTTTTATACTACTTCTAGTATTGCAAGACGCAGTTGTCATACCTCAACGTAAGAGATATTTCTGTGGGAGCTGATTGTTCATCATAGCTTAAGTCGCCATAGTTGGCATCAGTAATGAATGCACCCTTCATATCCCAAAGCTCCACAACAGTTCCTACAGGATCCAGGAGCTTGATCTGGCAATCACGCTTGTAAAAGTCAGCATAGCCTGAGCGACCAGAAACTGACTCAAAGTGAGTTCTAACCCACTCCATGACTTGTTGTGCTCCCGAAGGTGCGATTGGGTCGTAAAGTGTAACGCCCAAAGTTGCAAACTTAGTTTTTCCGGCTAAGTAGCGTGTGTGATTAATAAATCCAAGTTCAACTTCTTGCGTTTGAATTTGAGGCCTGTTTGCGGTCTTCATCAAGAAAGCATCGATGCCCTCAATAGCGAAGACCCATCGGTACTTGCGCTTTGGCTCAAACTTATTAGGAAGCATCTCGGTTACGGACAGTGTTTCAGCCATTATTAACTCCTAGCAGTCTTATATATGTATTTGCTTTGTTCATTTTTTATCTCACAATCCTTCGGCGCCTGCATTAGTCACGACGAAGTCAATAGAGACAAACTCAATTGAACGTGTGGGTTGCAAGAAGATCTTACCTCGAACAGTATTGTTCTCGATGTCTGCTTGCGTAGTGGTCGTAGTGTCAATAAGCACCTTAAACCTATCAATTCCTTGCTCCTGCTGGACTCTCTGGAGGAGAGGAGTTACCAGTGCCGAGAATCTTTCTAGCGTAGATTCACGGTTTGGTTCGAACAAGAGTGACTCTGCAACTCTCTTAACATTACGCCTGATATCGATCAGGAGGCGTCTTACGTTCACTCTATCAAGTGCACTTTGTGCTGCCTGGAGAGTCTTCTGGCCGTAGATCACTGGTCCCGTAGAGGGGAACTTAACGATTGGGTTAATATCCTTATCGTAGAGATCATCCAGATTATTTCTGTTAAGTGCCACCGCAGTTGACAAAGAATTTAAGGCGCCGCGGGCGAAGCCTGCGGGGGCAAACCAAGGAAATGCAACAGCATCGTTAAAGGAGAATGCTCCTAGAACTGCAACTGAAGGTGGGACTTGGACGATTATGTTTCCAGATCCTGCACTCGTTGAAACTATTGCATTGACGTTGACGTCAGGGAAGTATGCTGCGGCAAAAGAGGTATCAAGTGCTCTGTCTCCGAAAGCAGAAACTGTATTTCCAACGTGAACTCTTTGGAGTGACGACGTTACAACAGAATTAACTTCATCTCTCTCTTCAATGTCCATTAGGTAGAGAGCGTCGAAGCGGTCCTCAACCATATCTATGACGTGGTCAGTAACATTGGTGTGTCTAATACCTGGTATTGCCAGAAGTTGTATCTCAACATCAGCTTTCTCGCCCATGATATCAGCAGCTTTTCGATAGGCTGCAGTAGCAGAACCTGCCGTTTGACCTCTACTAGCATCATCGGCTTCACCTTTAACAGCTGTGTTAGAAAGCTTAGCTGATTGTGCGTTAAAAATATCTACACCATCGCATCCACCCTGGAGGAAGAAACTAAACTTGGTAAGTCGCTTGATAGCGGGCTTAGCAGTATCATCTACAGAGAATGCTCTAGTTTTTGCAGCGGCATTGGCAGCAATATTTCCTTTTCGAACATAAACAGCGCCGGTCAAGTCAGATCTAAGAGCAGACATTAGGCCGTCAGATCCTGTTACAACCTTTACATTCTCAAAAGAGAAGACGTTGTTGTTGAATCTATCACAATCAAGGATAACTCCACTAGAATCAGCCTGATTGGGGTTGTTTCCCGTCACAAAGTTCTGGTTTGAAACCCCTAAAAAGTTGGGAAAGAATTTCGTAAAAGAAGAAATAGTTGCATCAGCAATTTTTTCCTTGTTGGGTAAAGATGTTGATGTTCTTCTTTCGAATTGAACGCCCCAATAATACGCTGGATTTGCAATCTTTTTCGGTGCCAATCCATCATTAATGTCTATTCTCAAGGGAACAGGTGGTTCAACGATTTGTTGTAGGTTTGCATTGAAAGGAGTTGCTGTTAGTATATCTGAACCTGACGTTATTAGATGATCTGGTCCTCGGAATCCTAGCGGAAGGGCTACATCTGATATGTCTCCATTTGCAACAGCTGCGTCGAGAGAAATACGAATTCTGCTCGAAACATTTGGGAAGTTTCCTTGAACTACTAGCTTTTGTGAACCTTGTGCTCTATCAAAATCATAGAAGACATGCTGGTCACCGATTCTTCTAGAAATAAAATTATCAGAAGTAGGATCTAGGTTTAGACCTCGCCATTCTTCGAGCTTGACTTGTTCTTGATCTTTATCTCCGAAATCTCTAACGACAACATCAAATGTTCCGTAGTTATTATTGGGATCAGATGACTTGGCAACATTTTCTATAGAAATCTTATAGCGGCGATTAGCAACGGTGCCATCAGAAATAGCATGAACTCTAAAGAGACTTCTTCTTTTTCCGCCTATTGTTTGTGAGATAACAAAGGGTGCATGAGGAGGTGCATATCGCTCTTGGAAATTTTCGTAATTTGGAACTGTAGCAGATCCTGCGTTTCTTCCAAGTGAAGACGTTGTCATAAATGCAATGTTTTCATGATTTGCCGGCAGAGCTGTTCCTACATTGTGGTTTGGTAAGCACTCAGTCCCTGTAACGACCGCGAAAGCAGAATAAACGTCATACTGAGAGTAGAGGACATAACCGTGATCTTGGATGG